TTCACTGAAGATAAAAATTCAAGAAAAACTTAATACAATTAACGAACACAAAGATTTCTTTGAGCATAGTTCGGAATGCCCAACCTGTACGCAAAAAATAGAAGAAAGTTTTAGTTTAAATAAAGTTGGAGAATGTGAGGAAAAATTAAATGAATTAGAGAAAGGTTGCATTGAATTAAAAAAATCAATCCTTGAAGAAGAGGATAGAGAAAAAAGATTCAATCAAGTTTCTAGACAAATTCTAACTTTAAACAATGAAGTATCTAACAACAACGTTAAGATTTCTCAATTTAATAGACAAACAAGAGAACTACAGCAAGAAATTCAAGAACTTAAATCAAAAGATGAAGATAAAAATTCTGAAAGAAGCACGTTAAAAAAATTAGAAAAAACTTTATCTAAACTTGAAGAAGATAGAGCAAAATATAAAGAACTCAATACTTATTATGAATTCTCACAAACCTTATTGAAGGATGGTGGAGTTAAGTCGAAAATAATTCAAAAATATCTTCCAATAATGAATCAGCAAATAAACAAATATTTGCAGATGATGGACTTCTATATTAACTTTACACTTGATGATGAGTTTAATGAAAATGTAAAGTCTCCAATTCATGAGGATTTTAGTTATGAATCTTTTAGTGAGGGAGAAAAAATGAGAATAAATCTTGCACTTCTTTTTACTTGGAGAGATATTGCAAGAATGAAAAATTCAATTAGAACAAATCTATTAATCCTTGATGAAGTATTTGATAGTTCTCTTGATGGAACTGGAATTGAATATTTTACAAAAATTATAAGATATGTTATTAAAGATTCAAATATTCTAGTCATCTCTCACAAAACTGACGAGATGATTGATTTGTTTGATAGAATCATAAAGGTAGAAAAAATCAAGGGATTCAGCAAAATAGTTCCTTGACTAATTTTTTCAATCTGGTATACTGATATGGAGACAAATTTTTTATTATGGACAGCAGTAATTTTACTACTCTTACGACCAAAACTGACAATCTTCCTGCTCAAAATCAGGTAAACATACCATTGGGTGTTAATGATGTGTTCACCTTTGGTGGTGATACAGTAGTTGGTGCAAGTGGTGGTGATACAATTTATCCAGCAGACCATCCTAGTCAAGCATTCTGGTATGAAGATGGATTTAGTCTTACTGGAAATCCAGGTGCGTATTCCCCTGATACAATTTCTTTTACAACTAATCAAAATATGAACAAAGAAAGTAATAATGGTTTTTGGAAATATAATGAGGATAAAATTCTGAAACAGTTGGAAGAATATATTAAAGGAACATATGGACAACACTATGTTGATAGGACTGGAAATGGAACGGAGCAAACTCTAGATAAAATTAAGCACAATCGACGTGAAGGATTTTGTGCTGGTAATGTGACAAAATATATTGACCGTTATGATACTAAAGGAACACCAAGGCAAGACTTGTTTAAAGTTCTGCACTATACTATCCTTTTGATTAATCATCTGAACCTTATTGAAAACAAGTGAGATTGAATTCCGATATGAAACTTTCTGCCGAAACTATTACTGTACTAAAGAACTTTGCTTCAATTAACCAATCTATTTTGGTTAAATCTGGTTCTAAACTTAGAACTATTTCTGTGATGAAAAATATTCTAGCAGAAGCAGATGTGAAGGAAAAATTTACTAAAGACTTTGCAATTTATGATCTTAATCAATTTCTAAATGGTCTAAGTCTTCACCAAGACCCAGATTTGAATTTCACTAATGAATCTTATATTGTAATTAGTGAAGGTAAGAGAAAGGTAAAATATTTCTTTGCAGATCCTGAGGTTATCGTTACTCCTCCAGATAAAGAACTTGAACTTCCATCACAAGATGTTTGCTTCCAACTAGAGCACTCTCAACTTGATAAACTGATTAAAGCATCTGCAGTTTATCAACTTCCTGACCTGTCTGCTGTTGGTGAAAATGGAGTAATTCGTCTTGTTGTTAGAGATAAGAAAAATGATACGTCAAATGAGTTTTCAATTGACGTTGGAGAAACTACTAATAATTTTGTTTTCAACTTTAAGGTTGAAAATATTAAAATTATTCCAGGAACTTATGATGTCGTTGTTTCTAAAAAACTATTATCTAAGTTTAGCAATGAGAGATATAATTTGAACTATTACATTGCACTGGAACCAGATTCTTCTTTTGGATGAAGTATAAAGTAAAATATAAACTTCCAGGTGATAATCGTTATCTGGAAGTCATTGTCGATGCAGATAGTCAGTCCCAAGCAAAGAGAATTGCTCAAGCACAGATTCCATCTGCAAATATTATTGGTGGTCCTCAACCTATTTGATTATGAGAAATGATTTTTTGTGGGTCGAAAAGTATCGACCCAAAACTATTGAAGATTGCATTCTTCCTGAAAATATTAAGAAAACATTTAAGGATTTTCTAAATAAAGGTGAAGTGCCCAATTTGCTTCTTGCTGGACCTGCTGGGTGTGGCAAGACCACAGTTGCTAAGGCACTCTGTAATGAATTGGGAGCAGATTTTTATGTCATTAACGGATCCGACGAAGGTAGATTCCTCGATACTGTCAGAAACAATGCGAAGAACTTCGCTTCGACCGTCTCACTTTCGTCAACTGCTAAACACAAAGTCATCATTATTGATGAGGCAGATAACACAACCAACGACGTACAACTCCTCTTACGGGCGTTTACTGAGGAGTTTAGTGGCAATTGTCGATTCATCTTCACCTGCAACTATAAAAACAAAATTATTGAACCACTTCACTCCAGATGTGCAGTCGTTGAATTTTCAATACAAGGGAGGCAAAAGCCACAAATTGCAGGGCAATTCTTTCGAAGATTACAACAAGTCTTGGATGATGAAGGAATCAAATACCAAGAAAAAGTACTTGCAGAACTCATCAACAAATACTTCCCAGACTGGAGACGAGTACTCAACGAATGCCAAAGATACTCAGTTAGTGGAGAGATTGATTCGGGCATTCTTTCTACTTTTTCGGAAGTAAAAACTGATGAACTTATTAAAAACCTTAAAGAAAAAAACTTTCCTGAGGTACGTAAGTGGGTCGTCAGTAATCTGGACAATGATTCTGGTGTACTTTTGCGTCGTGTTTACGATGCTTGTTATGAGACCCTTGATGGTCCTTCTGTTGCTGCTGCCGTTCTTATTGTTGCTAAGTATCAGTATCAGGCAGCATTTGTCGCAGACCAAGAAATAAATCTTCTTGCTGCTTTGACTGAAATTATGGTGGAGTGCAAATTTAAATGAGTACAGAGTTGAAGGATTGGTTGAACTCAATTAATCAAACAAAAGATAACATAATGGATGAAAATCCTTTATCCGAAAAGGAATATCCTCCCTATATTATTAATCGTTGTTTATCTGGACACATTGATTGCATCATGTATGCTAACGAAATAAATTTGTATAATCATCTGGATAAAAAACTTCAGTATGACTTTTTTATAAATATAATCAGAATCAAGAAGAGATTTTCTCCTTGGGTCAAAAAAGAAAAAATCAAAGATATTGATTATGTCAAATCTTACTATGGATATAGTAATGAAAAGGCAGAACAGGCTTTGAAAATTCTTAGTAAAGAACAAATTAATTTTATTAAACAAAAACTTGATATTGGAGGAACAAAATGAGCGTCGTTCAAGAACCTGAAGTGAAATGGACTCCTGACCAAATGGTAGAAGTGATTCTTAATGAACCAGATGATTTTCTGAAAGTTCGTGAGACTTTGACCCGTATCGGAGTTGCTTCAAGAAAGGAAAAGAAAATCTACCAATCTTGCCATATTCTGCATAAGCAGGGTAAATATTATCTTGTACATTTTAAAGAGTTATTTGCTTTGGATGGAAAACCAGCAAACTTAACTGTTAATGATGTACAACGTCGTAACCGAATTACTCAACTGCTTGCTGATTGGGGTCTGATTACTGTAGTAGATTTGAATAAAATTTCTGATATTGCACCTTTGAACCAAATTAAAGTTCTATCTTTTAAAGATAAAGGTGATTGGGTTTTGGAAACAAAATACAATATTGGTGCTAAGAAAAAAAGAGGTGAAGAAGAAACCGAATAATTTTTTAGGGAGGTCCGAACCTCCCTTTTTTATTGATTATTGCTATATATTTTTGGGATGCCGAAAGGGTCCACAAAACACAAACTCGCTTTTAAAGGAGCTACAATAATGACAAACCTTACAAGGTATACTGCTGCGGATTTGCCTGCCTTAATGGATAGGATTACCCGACATAGTATTGGAATGGATGAATATTTTGACCGTTTGTTTAATCTTCATGAAACAACATCCAACTACCCACCTTACAATCTTGTTCAAGTAAGTAATGTAGAATCAAGATTGGAACTTGCACTTGCTGGATTTAAAAAGGAGGAAGTAAATGTATACACAGAGTATGGAAAACTTTTTGTCGAGGGACAGAAGGACGACAAGGAATCTGATACCCACTACGTCCATAAGGGACTGGCTCAACGATCTTTCAAAAGAGCATGGACGTTATCAGATGACACAGAAGTACGTGAGGTCACCTTTGAAGATGGATTATTGACTGTTACATTGGGTAAAATTGTTCCAGAACATCATTCACGTAAGGACTATCTATAAATAGATTTGAATATCGTCGGCGCAATGCCATAGGGGGGTAACTGGCAAAATCCAGTTGACACCCCTCTTTTTTCTTGCTATAATTTTTTGAGGAAAATAAAAAAACATGACTGTTAAACTTGCTGTACTTAAATCTGGAGAAGATGTTGTAGCAGACATTAAAGAATTGGTTGATGATGAAGGAAATGTAGTGTCATTGATTTTTTCAAACCCAGTAGTTGTTAAATTGATTTCACCACAAGTACTACTTGAAAGTGAAAAAGAGCATGAATATAAAATTGCTTTTTATCCCTGGATGCCATTGTCATTCGATAAAAACATACCAATAAAAAAAGATTGGATTGTGACTATTGTTGAACCAGTGGAAATGGTAAAAAAATCTTATGAGGAAAGAATGAATGGAAACGAACAAAACGATAATGTTGATTCTATTAATGAACAATACATTCCTGATATCTGAAATAGAAGAAATTGTAGTTGATTTTGGTGAACCAAACTGTAAACTGACAAACCCATTCTTAGTTTCTGGTGAGAATGAACTATCTTCATGGATAGAAGAATATACAGATGTAAATGAATTAATGATTAGTTCAGACAAAATTCTGACTATAGTTGAACCAAAGAAAACCTTGCTTGACAAATACTTAGAACTTACACAATGAGATTTTATACCAACGTCTATG